TTACCAAAGTTTAGAGTACAGTTCTCTTCATAGAACTTTATATTATTATATTTGTTACCAACCAGCTCTGCAAGAGAGTTTACCTCATTTGTATTCTTATAATAGGTATCATGATTACCAATAAGAATATGAGTCTTAATATTTCTATCTACAAGTGGTTGAATAAATCGTGTGCGAAAATCATTTGCAATCTTATATGAAACAAACTTACGTCTGTCCATAGTATCGCCTAAATGTATGATTGTGTCAATACCTTTTTTATCAATTAGTGGAAAAAATATCTCTTCCCAAAACTTGTAAAAGTAATCGTTAAATGGTAGACTATCATTTCTCGCACCAAAGTGGGTATCAGTTATCAGTGCTATCTTCATTATAAAATAATTCTAATCCTTTTGGTTTCTCTTTCTTCTTCTTGGGTTTGTAAACATCTTCATCTGGAAGGTAGTTCTTTTGTAGATAATCTGTATATGGATTATTTGTAAGTTCACCACTTTCTTCTTGTGTCAAGAACATATCTACATTCATGTTTTCAATAATCTTATTCTTTACATGAGCTTGTTTTTTCTCTTTCTGTATTCGTCTAAGAAACGCATAGTATATAATTTGTGTAAAATATGCAAATGGATTATCAGATTTCTCTGGATTAAAATTATGTACATACTGTAAACAATTCTCAATACCATCACTAATCATTTCTTCACGATAGGTATAATTAATAAAATTTGGACGATAGGATAAATGATTTGCAATCTTTAGAAAACACTCCCCAATATAATTAGTGATTGGTGGTTGTTGTTTACCTTCTTCTTTCGCCTGTTTGCAACGGTCATTCCATTCTATCATGGCTTGTAAAAACTCTTTGTTATTTACATAATGTGGTTTTTTTGTTTTCTGTTTTGTCACTTCACCTTTTCCTTGTCAAAGTTATACATACAATATCAGAATCCTACACCAAAGTCAAGTCAGAAATCACTTTCTATACCGTCTTTGACATATGATTTACCGTTGAAATGTTTATTCATAAGCCCTATTTCATCTTTTTTATTTTCAATTTTTTTTGTTTTTTGACTTGACTCTGACTTGACAATAGGGTATATTCTTCTATGTAAGGTTTCAAGGAATGCTTTAATGTATAGTTTTACTGGTATCATATTCATCAAAGTATTCATCTAGTAACTCTTCATCCATTTCTTCTTCTAATTTTCTTAGTTGTTCTGGAGTGGGTTCTTGTTCTGCAAGAAGAGCATCTTTACCATTTTTCATTCGTAAAACACAGAATTCATAAAACTTGGAAATACCTATAGATGCAGTTGTTATTGCAACAATATTATTTTTAATGATTTCACAACTATCATTTTCTCCATAAGATACCCAACGAGATAGAGCCATAGATTCCTCTATCCCAGATTTTGATATTCTGGGGTAACTATTAATTTTTAATGGATTATGTGCAGTAACAAAAGTGTTGGCTGCTTCTGCACTCAATGTAGTAATAATCTCATCACCATTTGTAAGTTTTAAAATTTTAGTTTTAACGTCCATATTTTAACTTTCTATTGGTAGATTTTTGATTTCATAATCAAACTCTTCTTCATTATAGATATTTATTCGTTCCATAAAATGTCTAAGTGTAAAGTTCTGTCTAGACTTCCAAGTTAAATCATCTGCAATATCTATAAGGGTAGCACCAGTTTTATCGTTGGTTGTTCGCAAGCCTCTTCCAATGGATTGCAAGACCCTAATCCTACTTTTTGAAGGGGAACTGAACACGACATTATGGAGATTCCTAATATTGATACCAGTAGAAAACGTACCGTAGGATGCAACAATAATTGCATTTTTTTCTTTTTCTGTAATTTCACGAATATCTTCCCTTGTTTGTGTGTCTGTTCCACCCCACACATAAAATACTTTTCTGTCTGGGTCTTTCATCATATCATATAAAACAGAGCCATGTTTTTCTACGAATTGAAATAAAACTAATGTGTTACCTTTTAAATGTTTTGTTAGGTTCACAATAAACTTATTTCTTCTTTCATCACGAACTAACAAATCTACCTCATCTTGATAGTTTTGGTCTTTCATAAATTTTCTATCTTTATCTGGATACTGAAGTACTATACATCTAATATTTAATTTTGCAAGTGTTTTCTTTTCCATCAATTCTTTTGTTGATGTTACTTTATTTACAGAACCAAATAAACCTTCCAATACTAATCTATGTGTTTGCATACCATCAAGAGTTCCAGTAAACCCATGACGATATTGTGTCTGGTGCATTTTATTCATAATATTTGTAAGTGATTTAGCTTTGAATAAATGTACTTCATCTCCTAGAATACATCCAAACTGTTCAAAGTATTTTCTAGGCATTTTATATAAAGACTGCCATGTGGAGATAGTTACTTCTTTTGTAATCTCTCTAGAATGACCTTGATATATTTTTTGCATCTTACTTTCAAGGTAACCATAATCAAGAAAATCGGAGTACATCTGTTCCACAAGAGATGTTGTAGGAACAAGTATAAGGACTCTGTTAGACTCATACCATCTGCTCAGTAGATAGATTATAAGTGACTTGCCTGAAGCAGTAGGACTAAGAGAAAGGCTCCGATTGTTTCTGACTGCGTGAACAAATGCATCCATTTGGTAATCACGAAGTTGTAAAGTTTTTCCATTGGACTTAGGTGACACTCTTCTAACAAATCCACCCAAGACTTCATCTCTAGTTTCTCCTTCATCTTTTACTCCTTCTCCATATTCAATACTTATATCATTACGTTTTGCAAACTCTTCAACATATGGTACAAGACCAAAATAAATTTCGCCTGACATTTGATTGTACAAACGAATTTTACCATCCCATACACGACTTTTATAAGTTGGCATGAACCTTGCGCCTGGCACTTCAAAGGTAAAGAAGTCTACCAGTTCTCTTCCAATATTTGGTTCTGTATCAACTTTTACATATACGTCATTTTTCTTTGATATAATCAAAGTGAACCTTCCATAAACCTTTTCCAATCAATCGCATTTTTGATTTGAAATCCACGATTGTTCATCATCTTGCAGATACTTTCTGCATAATCACACATTGCATTGTGGTAGTCCACTTTGTGTTTAGCTTGTATTAAGTCCTCATCACTTTCAAGATAAGTGGGAATATCTTGTTTTAGAACTTTTAGGTCAAATGGTTTTTCTTGATAAACCTTTGGGTCTGATTTACCAGAGTAGTATTCCCATTTATGTCTTAGAAGTTTTTTATATTCTGCGTCTGCTTGTTTTGATAACAAGTTCCAACGAGTAAAGATTTTTAGATATTTACCATAGAGTTCTGGAGTTTTAAGTGACTCGATATCCAGTTGTTCTCTATCTATCTTGAGGTCTTTCTCAGCCTCTTTCTGTAATTGTTCCAAATCCATTATATTATCCTCAATTCAAAGCGGCGGTGGATTGTCTTACTTTTTCTATATTTAATGAAATCTAGTTTCAATATAAAAATCGTTGTTCAAGATATATCCACCGCCTATTATTATATAGTAAACATTTCATACAACTTATATGTAAAAGTTGCAGTTGCAGTTAAATAATTTATATCTGTTTCTTGTTGATTAAACGCAAGTCCACCCAATGCAACTGGATACAAATCAGAAAATCTTACTTCCATAACTGGATTATTTTTTGAAGTCATTACCGTAAGTGTTGCATCTCCAAACATAGCTTGAATACCAGAGGGAGTGCCAGGATTTGTTACATCACCTTTTACAGATTCAACAGTTGGAAATGTTTGTGACTCATCTTTTCTAAAAGAACTAAATTGTGTTCTTGCTTTTGGGAATCCAATACCCACTAACCATTGATGAAGTTCTCTGTAGTTTTCTAGTTTTTCATCTACAATAAATTCGATTTCTAAATTGTCAAATGTAAGGTCATCACCCATAACTGGTACTTGTTTGAATGGTGTTGGAAATATAGATTCACCAAGATTGATGCCTGGGATGTTAGCCTGTGTTGTAAAAAATTCAACCTTTGGAAGTTTAGTTATACTAAACTTAAATTTGGTAGGGTCTGCATAGTCCAACTCTGTGGGTTGTCTTGCAAGTGCATTTAAAGTAGTCGCCATGTTATTCTCCTACTATTATTTATAATGCACATAAAAAAAGGGGGAGTAAAACCCCCCCTAAGTTCCGATTTAAGTCTTTTATTATTATTACATAATGTTTGCGACTTGTACTCGTCTGTAGTATGTGTTGTCGTTTGTGCCAGGAATGACATCTGTAGCAGATGAAGTGGCGAATGGGTTTTGAGCAACACCATAACGAGTTTTGAAACCGATTTTCGGTTGGAAAGTATTCTCACCAACTGCACGAACCATCTGTAGTGGTACATATGGGCAGTAGAAGATACCAGCGTCATATGGTGAAGTACCCTTATAACCAACAACGTAGTATTGTGAAGCTGCGTTGTTAGCTGCATATGGGTCAATATAGACTCTGTATCTACCGTTAAGAACACCAGCGAAAGTGTTTCCAGTATCGTCAACTTGTAGGTTGTTGTTAAGAGCAGGAGCGTAATCCAACACACCAGCCATTTGCAATGCAGAAGCAACATCTGAAGAAGTGATAATCATGTTACCTTTTCCTCTTCTTGTTTCTTGTGCGATTACGTTGGCATCTCTTTCAATTTGGAACATAAGTCCTTTGAACTTCTCAACTGACCATCTACCGTTTGAGTCTGTATCCAAATCAAAGATACCAGCAGTAGTTGTGTTGACAGAAGCACCTTTCTTAGCAGAGATATAGATTGTTCTAATTACTTCTCTGTTAATTTCAGCAAGGATTTCTGAAGACAGAATGTTTGACAATTCTGTTTCTGCGTCAAGACCGTGAATTGCTTTTAGGTCTTGTGCAAGTTCCATTGTGTATTCTGCTTTAAGTGCTCTTGACTTTGCAGTCACAGTTGACTTCTCGATTGAGAATGCCATTTCTGCGAATGAGTTTGCAGCTGCATCACCCAACGCTTCACCTTCAGCAGTAGTCATACCACCACCAGTAGTTGAACCGTAGTCTGCACCACCAGTAGTGTAGTTGCCTGGTGAACTGTTGTTGAGAACAGCAGGGTTTGAACCAGTCATTGAAGTTGAGTTCAAGTCACCAGCTGCATCATCATTTGAGAAACCAACATCTGGTTCGTTAAATAATGCCTCTGTACCACCAGAAGTAGAAAATCTTGACTTCATTGCAAAGATAAGACCAGTTGGGCCAGTCATTGGTTGCACTGAACATACGTCATATGCAATCAAGTTTGGCATTGCTCGTCTTACTAGTGAAATCAAAATTGGGTCGTAGTTATTGATAGTACCAGCAGTTGAGTTAGTTGGTGCGGCTTCCGATAGGAAAGCTGCATCTTCTTTCATTGCTTTTTCTTGGTTTTCCAAGATGATTGAAGTAACGGC